ATCAAACATTGACGGCAGAGGAACGGGCAGGGAACGATTGTCCCATACCCGATGCTTTCCGATTTGTTCTGATTCTTGAATTCCAAAATTGGGGTTGCAGGTTGATATCCACCTGTGCCTGTTGGCGCTGAAATATACTTTCATAGCATCCCGTAGCATCTGCGAGACTAACATGTTGTCTCCAAGAGCGTTGTAGTTCTTGTATGCTCTTATTATACCTTCGTTTTCTAAAATGCAGGAGAACACTCCGGCGAAGGCGTGCAGATGGTTTAATATATCCGGCTATTTTCCCGCGTAGGATTTCGTCCAGAACCGCAACGGGGCCAGAATGTCTTAGTAGTCGTTTTATTCCAGCCCAGCGTTTACTGTGCTCTGCCCGTATCATTGGATATGGTTTGAGCGTTGGTTTTCGTTCTGGGATTCTCTGGCGTAACCGACGAAGGATCTCTTCTTCGCCTTTAGCGATGGTAAGGACTTCTTCTACGGAAACACCTTCTTTAGCCGTGACAACCGGGAGTTCTTTTAGAACGCTGCGTAGCTTACTCACCTTCTCAGGTGTATGTGCAAGGAGAATCTTAGGATCGAAAGGTCCATAGAGAGCGTAAGAAAGCGCGGTTAGAGCGTTACACGGTTCGTCGTAACCTCTTCCTCCTTGGCTCATCAGGCCCGGAAATCGGTCTGGTAGGTTTGGTTGATATTCTTTGATGGTTGTTCGGGCTACTGATTTTATGATGGGATGGACTCCTCGAGTTCGCGTGACCCGAATAAGATCGTCGACAAGTAGCAGACCACGCTTGTCTTCTTTTGACTGCGTGCCAGCAGCCTCTGCCAAACGTACGAGCGGCTTACCAGTTGCTATGTTAGAACCTGTTCTAGAAATGAATTGCTCACAAAAGACACCGTGTTGACGGGACACGTACGACTTCTCCATGTTATTCTCTAGGTGAAGTGCTACTATGTTATCTTGATAACGCTTGATAACGTCGCGTGTCCATAGACCTATCAGATCGTCCCCGCAAATCGCATGATCACCTTTCATGGCGCCTGCGTCAGCTGCTGCGAACGCGTTCAGGATGTTCAGAATTGTCCAGCTAGGACCGAGACCCATAAGTGCACCGCACTTAATCGTCTCGTTTGAACCTTCGATCGCGTGTTCGCAGCACACGTTGGCCACCGCGTCGTCCCACCACGCAGGTTTCCCTGTGTGCCGGACCATACGATCGAGCACAAAGCGGGCGAGTTCAACTGAAATCGGGTCGGTAGATTTTGATAAGTCCGCACTAAAGATGTGGAGATCTATCGGATTCTCGCGGTTATTTTCGAGAACCACCGGTTTGTTTTTGAGCACAGCTCTTGTTTGATGCAGTTTCTTGAGCCATGGCAACAACCACGTTGTCATTGCACGCGCTTGCCAAACGACCGAGCTACTATGGATCGTCACTATACGGGCCTTTCCTGTGGTTTCTATGATTCCATGGATTCTACAGATGCGCTGACGTTTACCATCGTCAACGGCCCTCTGGAATCTCTTCTCGAGGGTATCGGCCTTTTCAATAGCATCGATCTTAGCCATGTTGTTTAATGCGCGCTGGTAGTAATACGCTGCCGGCTCGTCTCGATATATTGCACTCTGAGGTTGCGACAATATCATGTCGTCTGTAATATCCTCCAAGAGCTCATCCATTTCTTTTGCTGAGGAATAGCGTTCGAGAGCTATCATAGCACCGCCTTCTGCACGAGGTCTTTCTAAACATGACTTATCACCCGGTACAGGAAGTGTTCCCACCATACGTGGGGCCTTCTTGTTTTGAAACAGTCCATCGATGAAACGTCCTAAACGGACCATTACATCGCGAGCTGGTAACGGGTTATGAGTCGTGAGACGGGCCTCGGCTGCGGTGATTTCACGTTCCACTCGACCTTTGTCAGGTCTCCTAACAACGAGTGCTCGTGAGAGCGTGGATGCCAGGAACAAAGCCAGTGGTTCTTGATGACGACCGATTGGTTTGCGATTAATCGCGGCCTCTCTAGTAGTTGCTGAGAGCTTCTTGCCTGCGTCATATACACCTTGATAGATGAAATCCTTGAGTATGTTAACGTAGCACGCGATTATGTGTCGGTTATTCGAACTCCAAATTGAGGTTCGGATTCTGCCATATATGAGTTGCATCGTAGCAGAAAGAGCATTCCAATTCTCTCGAACAGCTTCTATACGACGTTGGATGATCGTCCAAACACATTGCCAAATTTGCGGCTCTGTGGGCTTCGGACCGATAAACACCTGTCGGGATGATGAGCATTTTGCAGATCGTTCTGGAATATGGGCTACAGATCTATATTCCGTAAGTCGTCCTCCTATTTCTAGCGCCTCTTCACGTGTAAGCTTAGCACGTGAAACAAATTCAATACAGCAAGGCACGCATACTCTTCGCGGACTATGCACCCTTGCGAGAAAGTTAAGGGTACTCCTTTTATCGAGTACTCTTAGGCCGTACTCACAGAGCTGACTTAACGAACCCAAAATGGGGGTACCAGGATCTTCTTGGTGCCTGATTTTGGCAGTAGATTCGTTGGCTCTGTGTAGACAGGTGAACTTTCTTTTCGGGTTGCCTTGGGGTAGCCCGGTGTGCGAAAATGAGGTTTTAAATTGAT